TTTATTCTAGAGAAGTATATATTTCTCTTATATGCCTATACAGACAGATACTCAAACCAGAATAGTTTTAAATATAGCCACGGAATGATAAAGTTTTCATTATTTCCCACATTAGTTTTATATTTTCCTAAGTTTATAAATTTTAAAGAGTGCGATAAAATCTTTAAATTATTAAAGACCAAAGAAGTTGCTGATCATTCAAGTGTGATAAAAGGAAAATCTTCTCATCATTCTAATGTTAATACAGACATTTTATCGGAGATTTCTATTGATCTAACCACACCTCTCCAAGAGTATTCTAACCAGTCTAGGATGAAAATTACCAATAAAATTACTTATTCTTGGTTTAATATTCAAGATAAAGAAAGTGTTCTTAAAGAACATGTCCATCCTGGTTCTATTTTATCTGGAAGTCTTTTTATAAATGTTGGCAAAAAAGCTAGTAAATTATACTTCCATAACCCCAATCCTTTTGTCTCCTATGCTCGGACAGAAGAACCTTTAAGTGATTATACTCACGATTGGTATTGCTTTAATCCTAAAAAAGGAGATTTAATCATATTTCCAAGTTGGTTAAAACATGGTTCCAATCAAAACAAGAACTTCTATAATAACAGAACTGTAATTAGTTTTAATGCTTTTTAATAATGAAAACAGATCTTAAAACCTATATTAAAGTCTTCAGTAAATTTTATACCAAACAACAATGTAAATTAATTATTAATTCTTTAGATAGTTCTAAAAATACAACCCATACCTTTTATCAGAGCAGGGTCAATCAATTAGAAAAAACCGGTAATGATCCACAAGTTTCTTTCTTAAAAGATGAAAAACTAGAGGCCGTAGGAAATTTAATTAAAGACCAATGGTATAAAATTGTAGACCAGTACATTTTAAAATTTTTAAAAAAAGAAAAAATGGATTGGTATAATGGTTGGAACGGCTATGTTTTTCCAAAATTTATGGAGTATAATGAAGGGACTTCAATGCAAAAGCATTGTGACCATATCTATAGTTTATTTGAATATAATGGAAAATCCAGAGGAGTACCGGTTCTATCGATTGTAACAGCATTAAATGATAGTTACTCTGGTGGAGAAATTATTATGTGTGGACAATATAAATATAAATTAAAGACTGGGGAAACACTTGTTTTTCCTAGTAATTTTTTATATCCACATGAGATTAAAGAAATAACAAAAGGAACAAGGCGCTCAATGGTGTCTTGGGTATATTAATCAATGAGACAAGTTCCAATTAAAGTTACTATTTTTAAAAGTCCCCTGAGACAGAATGTCTTTGCGCCTGCGTGGGAGTTTCCGATTGCCGAAGATAAAATCACTACTGTTAATTTTAAAAAGATAGCTACACTTATTTTGGCAAAAGAAAAATTAATGTTAAAATCTTCAAAGAAAAAACAAGCTTTTATTGGACCCTTTGTTGAAACGGATGGTTATACAGGTCTAGGAAAAAAGTCTCTTACTTCTCAATATGCAAGTTATAATCTTTTAGACTCAAAGGATCTAGAGATTAAAAAACTGAAGCAGGCTATTCTTGTATCTCATGCACGATTCTTGGAGGCTCTAAAGATTCCTTTATATCCAGAACTTTATATTCAATGCTGGGGTAATGTGATGCGTAAGGGGGAACAAATTAAAGCCCATATTCATAGCGTCCTTCCCGATACTTATCTAGGAGGTCAAATTAATGTTCAGGTACAGGACACTTCAACTTGGTACATAAATCCTGTTAATCAAATTAATGATCCTGAACTTTACGAAACTAAAAACGAAGTTGGAAAAATAACTTTATTTCAAAACTGTGTTCCCCACTATACAGATAAACAAGTCTCCACTACCCCTAGAATCACCATTGCTTTTGATTTGATAGTTAACGGTAAAGCCCCTGTTCTATCATCTGGAAAAAATTTTAGAAGGATAATATAGAATATGTTCAAGATACAGGACCTGATATTAAAAGTTCCCAATGTAATGTCGGATAAAGAATGTAAATTATTAATTAATTACCATAAAAAGCATGAGAAAATTTCCGAATTAGAAAATTGTCCAGACGCCAATACAGGTATAGATACTTATTCAAGTTTTAAATGCATCACTCTTCCTGGTCATAGCAACGTTCATACTATCGTGCATAAAAAAACTAAAGGAATGGTAGAAAAATGGCTAGACCACTTAAAAAAATTTAAAGCTTTTCATTTACCACTACTCTCTAAAAAATTAAACTGTTCCCATAAGTATAGACTTTTAAAATATGAACCAGGCGCAAAGATTCATCCTCACAGTGACTTTGATGATTACGTTTATGCCAGTTGCACTTTTAATTTAAATGACAAGTATACTGGAGGAGTATTTAAATTCTGGAATGGTCAACATAAAGTCATACTAAAAAAGGGAGAAGGAATGATCTGGCCGGCTGATTATTTCTGGGTGCATGAAGTCAGTCCCATTAAAACAGGAGTACGATACTCTACAAATTGTTTTATTATGTCACTGGATAAAGATACAGCTGAAAAAACGAATAACCAAAGCTATGGTGAAGCAGCTATGCGAAAGCCCACTCATCCCCAGTATTTTTAATAGGGGTGTCGAACACCCATTGATCCTAGATCCATGATGTAGTATAAAATCCTAAAAGGCTAACTATGCTACAAAAAGTAAACTTTTTACCCGGATTCAATAAACAAGTTACCCCTACCGGAGCTGAGGCTCAGTGGACGGGAGGAGACTATGTCCGTTTTAGATATGGCACACCTGAGAAACTAGGCGGCTGGGATCAATTAGGCGGGGATAATTTAACAGGTGCGGGCAGAGCCCTTCACCATTTTGATGACAACGCCGGCATTAAATATGCTGCGATTGGCACCAACCGAATTTTATACATCTATTCAGGTGGACAATATTACGACATTCATCCCATCAATAATACGATTACGGGTTGTGATTTTTCTACAATTATAAGTGAGCCTACAGTTACCATAACGTTTCCTTCTGTGCATAACATGTCAGAAGACGATATTGTTTTATTAGATACAGTCACCGCGCCTCCGGGTTCAGGCTACACCGATGCAGATTTTGAAGATAAAAAATTTATGGCAACGTCCATTCCTTCCTCAACGACTATTACGATTACGATGGGTTCTAATGCATCAGCAAGCACAACGAATGTAGGAAGTGCACGAGCTCAAACTTATTATACAGTCGGACCCGCACAAGAACTTGGTGGATTTGGCTTTGGTACAGGTCAATGGTCAGGAACGGCTTCAGGTCCAGCGACAACAACTTTGGTAACAACTATTGCATCCGATCTTGCAGTCACAACTGTAGTCTTAACCGCTTCAACAGCGTTTCCTTCTTCAGGAACCATTAGAATAGGCACCGAGGATATTGGTTTTACCGCTAACGATACAAGCACAGGAACTTTAACTGGTGGTCCAAGAGCGGACAATGGAACAACTTTAGCTGAACACACAGCCAGCGCAACCATTACTAATATTTCAAGTTATGTTGGCTGGGGCGACTCTTCTACGGAAGAAGTAACCCTTGAACCGGGTCTATGGGTTCTAGATAATTATGGTACCACTCTGATTGCTCTTATTTATAATGGCAAATGTTTTCAATGGGATTCAACAATTTCTAATGCAACCGCGACCCGAGCCACAGTTGTTACAGGAGCGCCTACATCTTCAAGACACGTACTCGTATCTCCCGTCGATAGACACTTAATTTTCTTGGGAACCGAGACCACGATTGGTACAGCGGGTACTCAAGACGATATGTTTATCAGGTGGTCTGATCAAGAAAGTACCAGCGACTATATACCTTCAGCAACGAACACGGCAGGAACCCAACGGCTAGCGAATGGCTCTAAAATTATGGGCTCTATTCGGGGCCGGGATGCTATTTATATTTGGACGGATGCAGCCATCTTCTTGATGCGTTTTGTCGGTCAGCCCTTTACCTTTTCTTTCGAACAAGTCGGAACGAACTGTGGACTCATTGGTAAAAATGCCTGTATGGAAGTGGATGGTACTGCTTTCTGGATGTCAGAAAATGGTTTCTTTCAATATGCAGGTCAACTTTCATCGATGCCATGTCTCGTGGAAGATTATGTTTTTGATGATCTTAATAGTACTTCCAGAAATCTTATTAATGCAGGACTCAATAATTTATTTGGAGAAGTTAGCTGGTATTATTGTAGCAGTGATTCTAATGTTGTCGATCGGGTAGTTACTTATAATTATTTAGAATCCGTGATGCTTAAAAAACCGATATGGTATACCGGTTCTTTGCCGAGAACGGCCTGGGAAGATTCAGAAATATTTAATAAACCTCATGCTTGTTATTATGACAATGCCGATGATGTTTCATTTGATGTCGTAGGGAATACTGACGGAGTCACAATTTATTATGAACACGAAACAGGGACCGATCAAGTAAATGCAGGAGGAGTAGTAACCCCTATCCTCGCTACAATTACTTCAGGAGATTTTGATATTACCCAGAAAAGAGCGGCACAAGGACAACTTTTAGGATCTCCGGATTTAAGAGGAGATGGAGAATACATTATGAAGATCCGAAGATTTATTCCTGATTTTCTTACTCAGACAGGGGACACTCGAATTACTTTAATGTTGAGAGATTATCCTAATGATACATCTGCCAGTTCTTCACTAGGACCCTTTACAATCACGAGTTCTACTGCTAAAATTGACACGCGAGCAAGGGCACGAGCTATTGCGCTCAAAATAGAAAACACAGCGGTTTCTCAGAACTGGAAACTGGGAACATTTAGACTGGACATACAACCAGACGGGAGAAGATAATGGCGATACCTTTTTATAATCAAGCAGATCAAGACATTTACGCAAGCGGGGATAAATTTATTCCTCAAGAACAATATCGATTAAACTATACTCCTTCCCAAATACAAGCGAGTCAAATAGGAAACACAGGAATTACTAACACAC